AGCGGAAACGAATGCGTCGAGACTGAGGAAAGATGACAAACCGGTCGAACCGGGGATCAGGACACCCCATGGGGTCAAGGCGCCACGCGCAGCGCGTAATTTTGATTGGGACCTGATCTGCGGACTTCATCTGGGCCAGCGGGCAACCGCTCACAAAGGCCGTAGACATGACTGCTTTCGACATAGGCTCGTCAGTTTCTCAACTTGCGCATCAGGGACCGTCCAGACATGGGGCAGACCGCTGCTCGGCCAGACTCATGCTGAGGGGCGCTGCGCGCAGTTCAAGGCGCATCCAGCGATCTGATCATGTGCGCCATCGGGGCGAATCCGGCACCGACGGGCAGCGTTCGCTGCGCGAAAATGGCGCCTGGAACAGAACGGGACCAGAACGGGAATGTCGGAACCTCTGCCGGAACCTTTGGGTTTCCGCGGTGCGTCTGGCTGCTAAGTCTTTGAAATGTTTTGGAGGCGGGTACCGGAATCGAACCGGTCTTCACGGATTTGCAATCCATCCAACATCGTTGAATACAAAGAAGAAGCCGGTAAACGTTCCTGTTCCGGTCACGACGAGATATCAAGCGGTTGCGGGCGCGATGTAAACCATTCTGCGCCCCTGCCCGACTTCGCCCCGCTCTGTTCCGAAGACCTGAAGGTGCGCATGGAGCTGGCCGAGGCGTTGGCTGAGGCGATTGCGGAGGCGCACCCAGACGACGCCTGCCAGCTGATGACCGGCGCGCTGATCGATCTTTCGGCAGGTATTCCATCTGGTGCGGTCTTCATCGACGCCGAAGATGATGCGCTCTGGTGGGCAAGCATTGCCACGCCTGCCGAGCTGGTCGCGGTGCTCGCTGCGACACTCCGGGCGCTCGGCTCGACCGCCCTGCATATCACGCAACGCAAACGGTTGTTCATGCAGCTTTGGCGCAGCTTTTCCCCTGCTGACAAATCGAGCTTCCTTTCACGCGCAAAAGGCGAGGTCTGATCATGATCGTTCAACGGCTTACACAGTCTGTCGAGCTTCCCTTCGATCAGGCAAACTTGGCAGAGCATAGCCGCGTTACCACCGATGACGCGGCCGAGCTGATCCACCACGGCATCGCTGCTGCATCCGAGCTGGAACAGTATGCGCAGATCGCGCTGTTGGATCAGACGATCCGCGTGACGCTCGAACGCTGGCCGCGCGCATCGACGCTGGCGCTGCCCATTGCGCCAGTGCTTGACCCGCTGAGCGTGACCGTCACGGCCGACGGGGTGGCGTATGATGCCTTCGCCGTGGTGACCGGCCAGCGCCCCGCTATTCGCCTCACTGGCGCCAAGCCCTGCGGCGTGATCGTGATCGAATATCAGGCGGGTTTTGGTGCGCTGGCCGAAGACCTGCCGCCCGATCTGTTGCACGCAATCATGGACCAGGCGGCGGCGCTCTACGACGCGCGCGGGCCGGGCGATGGCAAGAGCAACGGCATGTCCCCGCACATGGCGCGGATCGCGGCCCGGTATCGGCGGGTGGCGATATGACGGAGCGCAGCCTTGAAGACCTGCTGTTCCACTGGCGCGCGGTGATCGGCGCGGCACCGTCAGGGTGGGCGAGGGGCTTTGCTCTGAGCATTCAGAAGGCGCGGTCAAGGCCGGGGTGGAAACCAACGGCGCGGCAACTGTCGATCATGCACCAGATGGTGGGCGAGTTGTTCACAGACGCGGACAGTGGCGAAGGCGAGTTGATCGAGAGGGGATGACGGAAAGAGAAAGCCCGCCGTTGGCGCGGCGGGCCGGTGTGCGCGGGAGGGTTCAGACAGTGGCCGCTCACATCGGAATGCATACCACGGGGCCGGATCAAATGCAAAGGGCAGTCCGAAAGACCGAAGCCTGATCCGCCGCACAGCGTTCGACGTGCGGGAAGTAGCGGTCAACTTGCTGGCGAGGACGCGCGCACAGTGAGGCCCTAAGCGGCGGCCCGGCTCCGGCCAACAGGCGCGACCGTGCGGGCATAGGGACAGCCTCGGCCAAGTGCTGAGGGCTGTCTTCCTATGCCCGTCACAACAACCCTCACCATCCAACAGGGATGGCGAAGAGAACGAGAGAACGAGGAACGGCACATGATCAGAGCACAGGAGCTGCACAAGACCGCCGACCTCTTCGGAAATGGTCCCAATGCCGCAACTTCCGTTTCAACTGGACACCGACGCTCTGAGTTTTCCCTTTTCGCGCCGGGCGGGGCGGAGAATCCGGCAGAAATAGCCGTCAACTTCCTGGAATCTTTGAGCATTCCAGAGGGTCCGAACGCGGGCCAACTGGTGCGACTTGCCCCGTTTCAAAAGCAATTCGTGTCCGGTGCGCTGGCCGATGGCATTGCGGCGGCGGTTCTGAGCATCGGGCGCGGCAATGCCAAGACCGCCCTGAGCGCTGGCATTGCCCTGGGTGGGCTGGTGGGCGTTCTCGATGATCAGCCGCGCCGTGAAATCCTGATCGCCGCCCGGACCCGCGACCAAGGGCGCGTTGCTTGGGATTTTGTCGCCGGTTTCGCTGCATCGTTGCCGCTCGATGTGCAACGCCGCCTGATCTATCGCCGCGCGCCGCGCCTTGAAATCGAATATGAGGGCGACGGCGGCGGGCATGTGCTGCGCGTCATCGCCGCCGATGGCAAGTCTGCGCTTGGCTCTGCCCCGACCATGTGCCTTCTGGACGAGCGCGGCCATTGGGCATCGGACAAGGGCGACGAGCTGGAAGCCGCGCTTCTGAGCGGACTTGGCAAGCGCGGCGGGCGCGCGCTGATCATCTCGACTTCGGCGGCGGACGATACGCACCCATTTTCCAAGTGGATCGATGACCCACTGCCGGGCACCTATGTGCAGGAACACCGGCCTTCGCCCGGCCTTCCCGCCGATGATCTCGCGTCGTTGATGATCGCCAACCCCGGCGCGGATCACGGCATTGGTGCATCGCTCGAATGGCTTGAGGCGCAGGCGCGGCGGGCGATTGCGCGTGGCGGTTCCAGCCTCAACAGCTTCCGGCTCTACAACCGCAATGAGCGGATCAGCGGCGAGACGCGCGACTTGCTGGTGACGGTGGACGAATGGCTTGCCTGCGAAGTGTCCGAGCTGCCGCCGCGCGAAGGCCAGGTGGTGATCGGCATCGACCTTGGCGGTTCTGCCAGCATGACGGCGGCGGCGTTTTACTGGCCCGAATCGGGGCGGCTCGAATGCCTTGGCACCTTCCCGTCGCTGCCTTCCCTGCTCGACCGGGGGCAGGTTGACGCGGTAGGCCCGCGCTATGTGGAAATGCACGATCGGGGTGAATTGACCGTTCTGGGCGACAAGACGGTGCCGGTCGCGGCATGGCTGGCCGAAGTTGTCCGGCACGTCCAAGGCGAGAGCATCGCGGCAATCACCATGGACCGCTACAAGCAAAGCGAACTTGGCGAGGCGCTCGACCGGGCGGGCATCCGCGCGCCGCTGGTCTGGCGCGGGCAGGGCTTCCGCGATGGCGGCGAGGATTGCGAGCGATTCCGTCGCGCGGTCTTCGACGGCAAGGTGCGGGCGCGGCCTTCGCTGTTGCTGCGGTCTGCCTTCGCTGATGCGGTCACGCTGCGCGACCCGGCCAACAACCTGAAACTGGCGAAAGCGCGCTCGACCGGGCGCATCGACGCGGCGGCGGCTTCGGTGCTGGCCGTGGCCGAGGGCGCGCGGATCGCGGGCCGGCCCAAAGCCAAGGCGCGGGTGATCTGGGCATGATCGGCGTTCGCAAACAGCATCAGCGGCATTCGCAGAAGGTCACGCGCACGGCACGCTGGAAGGTGCTGCGCATGGCAATTCTGGAGCGTGACGGCTTTCGCTGCACTTCCTGCGGCTGTGCCGGGCGGCTGGAAGTTGACCATATCAAGCCGGTGCGCACGCACCCCGAGCTTTCCTACACCCCTGGCAATTTGCAGGCGCTCTGCCCCGCCTGCCACACCCGGAAAACCCGAATCGAATGCGGCCATGCGCCGCTTTCCGATGACCGCCAGCAATGGCGGGGCTTTGTCACCGAGCTTCAGCACGGCGGCAGGAAACCGAAACCGAGCATGACAGGAGAACCGAATGCTTGACTCTGTGAAGATCGCACGGCGGCAAAGCGAAATCCGCCAACAACTCGCCGGTCTTGTCGGCAAGACTGACGCCGGGCAAGACGAGCTGCGCAGCATGGAAACGCTGGACGCGGAATATCGCGCCAACGAAACCCGTTACCGCGCCGCGCTGATTGCCGAAGATACTGAGCGCCGCGAGGCCAAGGGCGAGCTTGAAACCCGCTCTGGTAAGGAATGGGCCGAGATGATGGCCGGTTTCGAGCTTCGCCAAGTGGCGCTTGCGCTCGATGAAGGCCGCACGCTCGACGGGCGCACCGCCGAAATCGTGCAGGAACTGCGCGCCAAGGGCGGGTATCGCGGCGTGCCGGTGCCGTGGGCGGCGCTGGAACAGCGCGCGGGTGAAACGGTTGCCAGCGGCACCGCAAACCCGATCAGCACTCGCCCGAGCATCGACCGGCTGTTCCCGGAATCGGTGGCGGGCCGCATGGGTGCGCAGCTGATCAGCATCGACGCGGGCGCGGTGGAATGGCCGGTCACGACTTCCGCCGTGTCGGCAGGCTGGGCCGATGGTGAAACCGCCGCCGTCGCCGCTGCCGTTGCCTATGCCACCACCGACCGCGCGCTGACCCCCGATCATAACCTTGGGGTGCAGATGAAGATCACCCGCAAGACCATGAAACAGTCGGGCGATGCGCTGGAACAGGCGGTGCGGCGCGACATGACCGGCGCAATGGGCGCGGCGGTTGACGCGGCGGTGTTCCTTGGCACCGGGGCGAACGGGCAGCCACTGGGCATCATTCCGGGCGCTGCGACCTATGGCATCACTGCGACAGCCGTGAACGCTCTGGCGAGTTGGGCCGCGTTCCGCGCGGCGGTGGCGCGGTTCATGGCGGCCAGCGCGGCAGGTTCGCCCGACGCGGTGCGGGCGTTGATCCGGCCCGAGCTTTGGGACTATCTGGACGGCGTGCTGATCAGCGGCACGGCGGTTTCGGAATGGGATCGGCTGATCGGCAACATTCCGGCCGCCAACATCGCGATGACCAACAACGCGCTTGCAGCTCCGACCGGCTTGCCCGCTGCCTGTTCCGCGCTCTTGACCACGGCGGCGGGTGGCGTGGCACCGATCTTCGTGGGCGCATGGGGTGCGGTGGACATGATCCGCGACCCGTTCGCCGATGCGGCCTCGGGCGGGCTGCGCCTGACCGCGCTCGCCACGCTGGATCTGACCGTTGCGCGGCCCGCGCAGCTTCAGATCCTGACCGACCTGCAACTTGAGGCGGGCGCGTGATGCTTTGGGGCGCTCACACCGGGGGCCTTGAACTGCGCACCGAAGGCGGGGAAACCCGCCTTCTGGGCCGCTTTCCCTATGGCAAGGAAACCGTGCTGCGCGAGGCGGGCAACGGCTCGCCCGAACTGCGCGAGGTCTTCGCCCCGCATGCTTTCGCGCAGCGTGCAGATCACCGTGACCGAAACATCGTGCTGTTGGCGGGGCATGACTTTACCAAGCCGCTGGCGTCCTTCGGTTCTGGCACGCTCGATTTGCGCGACACCGAGGATGCGCTGATTGTCGAAGCGCGACTCGGGCCGGTGATCAGCAAGGCAAACTACGTTGCCGATCTGTTGGCGGGCATCCGCGCCGGGCTGACTGTAGGGCTTTCGCCAGGGTTTCGCATCGCGCCGGGACCGGGTGCCGAGCTGGTCAAGCGCGAAGGCAATGTGATCCGGCGCGAGGTGCATGTGGCGCTGCTGGAGGAAATCAGCATCGTGACGCGCCCGGCATATCCTGATGCGCAGATCGAGGCGCGAAGCTGGACGCTGGATGCGACGGCGGCGCGCCAGGTTGTGCCGCATCACCTTAACCGCTGGAGGCTCTGATATGTTCGGATGGCTGAAACGCTGGATCGCGCCCGAGGTCGAAAAGCGGTCTTCGGGAACGGGCTACACGGCGGCGGTGATGGCGGCGCGTGAAGGCTACATCACCGGCACGCAGGGGCTGGCCGAGCTGACCGCGACGGTGCAAAGCTGCGTGTCGCTCTGGGAAGGCTGCTTTGCGCTGGCCGATGTGCAGGGCACCGATCTTCTGGACCGGCGCGGCATGGCGCTTCTGGCGCGCGCGGCGGCGTTGCGGGGCGAGGCGGTGATGCTGATCACCGACCAAGGGCTGGTGCCGTGTTCCGATTGGGATTTGAGCACCCGCAACGGCATTCCGCGCGCCTACCGCCTGTCGATATCCGAAGCGGGCGGCGCACGCTCTGAAACCGCGCTTGCGGCTGAGGTGCTGCATCTGCGGATCGGCGCGGACCCCGTTGCGCCCTGGTCTGGCAGCGCGCCGCTGCGCCGCGCCGCCCTGTCGGCTTCACTTCTGCAAGAGGTCGAAACCGCGCTGCGCGACGTTTACCGCGACGCGCCTCTGGGCAGCCTGATCGTGCCGCTGCCTGAAAGCTCTGCCGATGACATGGCCACGATGCGCGCCGCGTTCCGGGGCCGCCGCGGCTCGACTCTGGTCATCGAAGGCGTGGCACAATCGACCGCGGCGGGCATGAACCCGAACCTTGGCAAATCGCCCGATCAGCTTTCGCCCGACCTGTCCAGGACCATGACGGCGGAAAGCCTTGCAGCGGCGCGCGAGGCGGTTTGCATGGCCTTCGGCGTTCTGCCCGGCCTTGCCAATCGCGCTGCCACCGGCCCGATCGTGCGCGAGGCGCAGCGCCACCTCGCAGGCTGGACCTTGCAGCCGATCGCCGCGTTGTTGGCAGAAGAGGCGACCGCGAAACTCGGGACTGATGTGCAGATCGACGTGATGCGCCCGGTGCAGGCTTATGACGTGGGCGGCAGAGCGCGCGCGCTTTCAACCATCATCGCGGCAATGGCCGAGGCCAAGGCGGCGGGTATCGACCCCGCCGCGCTGAATGCAGCGCTTACCCTGGTTAACTGGGGCGAGGGCGACAAGGCGGCTTGAGACAGGGCAGGGTGCGCCTCGGTTTTCCTTGATGCGCCGAAAGCACCCCCGTTACTCGCGCGTGGGCAAACGGCGAGAGGGCGCGGCGTTAGGCAAAGGCGCGCGGCATCCGGGGCGAGGGGAGGCGATCCCCTCGCCCTTACTCTTTGCGCGGAAAGGAATCTAGTTGCGTGGTCCGACTGGTTTGTCTGCCGCGAGTTGCGATTCTAGCGTATCCGCGAGCTTCGCTAGTGTACCGCTCAGCTCGCGAACTTGGGGCATAGTAAGTATCAACTGCGCTGCTGCCTGTTGTTTCATGCTCGGATCGGTCGAATATTCGAGACGCACGACCCCCGCCATGCCCTTCATTGCAGTGGCGGTGTTCCAGCCAACAACGGGATAAACCACGAGGTCGCCATTGGGATGCTTATCCCAACCACTAAAACTCATTTGAACCGTTCCTTTCCTTCAGCCGCACGCCAGCGCCTCCGCCATTCTCTGCGATGAACACCACACCAGCGGCTTCGAGCGCGGCGCGAATGGTGGCTAGGGTGTTTGGGCGCAGCTCTTCGCCACGCTCTAGCCGGGCGACAGTGTCCGGTGAAACGACTGCGAGTTTTGCAAGATCACGAATGCCAAGACCCATAGCTGCCCGAGCCATTTTGCATTGTGCCGCGTTCATATCGTAACCTTGTTCTGATTTACATTGACGGAAGGCCGCCTACGATCGTATCGTAACCGTGTTCTGAAACCCGATCAATGGAGTATCGCGAAATGACTTCCGATCATGAAGACCCTATCACCTTTAAACCTATCGACGTTGGCGCCATTCCCGAGTCGCTGGACAGGGCTTGGCAGAAAAATCTTGTCACCGGCCTGCGCCTCGCTCTGGTCATCATCGGCAAGTCAAAGACTGAACTTGTGAACTCTGCTGGTCGCAACGAGGAGGTGACCTTGGAAATGCTCAAAATGATGGCAGACCTTCAGAATACCTGCCGAGGCATGAGCGAGTTGGCAGAAATAGCCCATGCCCGGATCATTGTTGCCGCAACCGAGGCGGCGGGGTGAGGGAACTGCAGGGGGGGCTGGTGGAGCGGTGATGCCGCAGTAGCACCAAAATATCGCTTGACCTTATGCGGCGTCGGTGGCAGTAAAAGGTCAACCGATTGAACGAGGGCAAAATGAGCATCCTGAACGAGACTTTTTCGACGCATCAAGTCGCTGTGGCGGCGAATGTTGCGCCTGGCACGCTGCAAAACTGGCTGAAGCGCGGCGTGATCGTCGGGCATCGCGACGAAGATATTGAGGGCGGCGGCATCCAAGGAAACCACCGCAAGTTTTCCTTCTTTGCCGTCATGCAGATCGCTGTCGCAAAGGCGCTGATTGACGCGGGCGTGACCGACCTGAAGAAGGCCTTTGATGCCGCAGTCGGCTTCGCCCATATCGGGGGCGGGCCGATAGGAAATGTCGAGCCTGGGCGCATTCCCGCGCTGCCGTTCCATTTCAAACACGGGGAAACCCTGCTGGTCGTGTCGGAGCGGCGCAAGAGCGTGATACTGCATCGCCCGAATGTCGATGACTTCCACGTGATCCGGCATCGGCTACAGAGTCCTGCCTCGTGGGTCACAGTTGACGCAGGCGAGGTTTTCCGGCGCGTTTGTGCGGCCCTTGGAAAGCACCCGAGCGCGGTTATGGATGCCGAATACGCCGCCGCGCCGGAGATGGAAGGCGCATAATGGCCAACGCCCGCGCAGCTCTCATTCGCAAATCCGACCTGACACCCGCCTTCGAGGCGGCGAAGGCGGCGGGCTATGAGCACGTCAGCGTCACGGTTGATACAGCTGACGGTCGCCGCTTTCATATTGCCGCCGGGATCGCGCCCGACGCCGCTCAGGCCGAAATGTCGCCACTGCAAAAGTGGAAGGCGGGCCATGCCTCAAAGTGATCTGCCCAAGGGTGTGCATCGCGTCCGGCGCAAGTTGGCGAGCGGCAAGAGCCGTTGGCACTTCTATGCGTGGCGCGGCGGCCCGAAGTTTTGGGAAGATGATCGGTGCAAGCCTTCTGATCCGGCCTTCTATCAGGCGTTCGCGGCTGCAACGGCTCGCCCGAAACCGGCGGACTATATGACGCCAAGAATGGTGGATGACTTTCTGTCCAGCACGGCGATGCCCAAAGGCGAACGTTCGCAGCTCGACCTGCGCAAGTGGGCGCTTCGCTTCGCTGAGCATTTCAAGGATGCCCCTGCCGTCATCTTCGAAGAGCGAGGTTCGCGTGGTGAAGTCAACACTTGGCGAGCGCTATGGAAGCACTCGCCCAAGCAGCATGACATGGCTGGCGTCCACGCGGTGCGAATCCTCAATTGGGCGGTTGAAGAGGGCAATATTGCTGAGCACCACTGCAACAAGTTGCACCGGCTTTATGACGTGGATCGCTCGGAAATCGTCTGGACTCTGGCAGACCGTGAAGCCTTTGATGCCGTTGCCCCGGAATGGGCGCGACGCATCCTTTGTGCCGCCTGCGAAACCGGCCTGCGCCCGTCAGACCTTATCAAGCTGACGCGTGCGCATGTCGAGGATACCCCGATGGGCCGCCGCCTGCGCGTCAGAACGAATAAGCGAAAGCGCCTTGCCCATATCCCGATTACCCCGGCACTCGCCAAACTGATCGACG